ATACGCGACTGTAGCAGTCCGGAATTGACGGTAATCATCGTAGTTGTATTTATAATATTTTGAGAACAAAATTCCATTTTCATAATTTATCCTTAAGCATAAACGCTTTGACCTTTTCGTTTTAAATTATATAAAGCTTCGTCTATTCTTTTAGCAACCTTTGCCGGCATAGTATCGTCTGCCATTAAGTTTTCAACGTGTATGTGTATAGTTGTACTCCCAAGACCTTTTAATTTACTCATAGCTTTTTCATTTTCAAAAGGAATTATCATTTCTTGCTTATTTTTTTCTCCAGCTCTTATTAAAGTACCTTCTGCCGATGCAGGGATTATACCGCCGTCTTCAAATTCTGGGATTGGTTGGCTTGATATCGCTGCAATTTGTGCGCCACCAAGAGCACCTACAACCCCAGCCATAATAGGGCCTAAAATAGGACCGAGTGTAAATGCCTTAACCATCGCCTGTGCTGTATTTATGACAGCTTCAAATATCGCATTCCTTTTATCATATTCCGCTTGTTTCTTTTTATAAACAGCTATTTTATCATTATACTCAGCTTCAATTGCTTCTTTCTGTTTCTTATATTCTTCTTCTCCCAACAATTCTTTATTTAAAGAATCAATCTTTTTTTTCTCTTCATTTTCTAACGCTATTATTTTATTGTCATTTAATTGACTAAAAATAGAAAATATCTGGTTTTCAACTCCAGCTACATTGTCAAATATTTGCCCAGTTATTTTTTGAATAGAATCACTTATTTTATTGTATGCTTTTATATATGCTTTTTTTCTTTGTTCAAGTTCTGAGGCTATATTTTTTGTTGTATCTGTTTCGCTTTCGATATTTGTTTGATTTGATTCATTCACCACATCTTCGATTTCTTGCCTTGAACTTTTATATATGTCAACAAGTTTCTTCCCATAATCCTTATGCGCTTCAAAATTTTCTTTCGTTGCATCTACCATTGTGGCTAATGCGCCCTTGAAATCTTTTTTAATAACCTTATCAACTACAGTAAATAATGTTTTAAAGGCGTTTACTAAATTTGAGATTTGAAATTTTATAGTTTCATACACTATTTTAAAAACATCTTTTATAACAATAAATACTACAGCTATCCCTTTGCCGATATTTTCAAGATCCTTCATGCCTTCTTTCGAAGAAATAAAATTTGTTAATTCTTTTGCAGCCTTAGACAATACAGGAATCAACGCCCCGCCTAAAGCTTCTTGAGCGTTTCCAGTTGCATTTTTCAATTGTGCTAACGCGCCATTAAAAGTATTTGTTTCATCCTGAGCCAACTTAAACCCAGAAGCCATAGCTTTTTGCACAATCGCCATTTTTTCAGCTTCTGTCTTAGCACTTTTTAAACCAGGTAAATATCTTGCCAACGCATCAAAATTTCCGTTAACTGCCTGTGTCGCTACCTTAATCCCTGTCTCCATATCAATACCAAAGGCTTTATTAAATCCAATAGCGCCCTTGACAACTCCTGAAATTTGATCTCCTGTAGCTCCCATATTTATGGCCAACGCCTGCAAGGTATTTGCCATCTCATCGTCTATAGTTGTAGTTCTTAAAATTTCATCGGCAAGAGCTGACGTCTGTTTCATCATTTTTTCAGTATACTGTCCGCTATTTTTTAACGCATTATTCAAAGCTAATTGCGCTCGTTCGCTTTCTGCGGCCGCCGACACAAACTTACTTACCGCCGCGCCTGCTCCGAGAACAGCCCCGGCCACTACTGTAAATTTAGCCGCCATCATTCCAAGAGATGCGACATTTGATGTAGTTTTTTTATCTGTATTCCCAAGAGCGGAATTTACTTTTTCTATGTTTGCGACTGCCTGACCGTTCTCAACCGAAAATGTAATCTTTACGTTCTCACTCATTTAGAATCCTTATTATCGTTTGCGTTCATCCATTCCTGAAAACTCAAAAATAAAATCCACGGCATATCAAGGAATTTATCATAACTCACACCATAAAATCTACAAAATCGGCACATAACATCTAAAATATCAACTGAGTAATTATTATATGCCCTCATGTATTTTCTGGCGTTTTTTTTTCCCCAATTTTTACCGGCTCTTCCTCTTTCCCGGGATCAAATATAAAACTGATTATCGCTGTAAAATAATCCATATCAATATGATCCAGAAAATAATTTTTATCGACCTTGTTCTTGATGCTGAATATATTATGCAAGGTGTCGATAATTTCCATCTGAGCCTCTGTATCTCCTGCATCATTTTGTACTCTTTTCAACATTGCGGATAAAACAAGAGCATATCGAACTGGAATTGAACCGGGGATAAGATACTCAACTCCATCAAGAATAATTTTTCTATCCGGCTGAATAACTTTATCTAAATTTAATATTTTCATTTTAATATCCTGCCGTTGCATTATTGACTTTGATCTGCATTGCGAATGCGCTCGTAGAATCAAATATCGGTTTTAAAGAGAGAGACTGAGAAATTACTCCCTTACCACCAACTGCCGGAGGTTCTAAATTTGTGTAGCATTTAGGCAAATTGATAAGCATTGAGTATGTCGTAGATCCTGCTCCGCTCACAGTAACCCCACTCTCGCAAAGAATTGTAACTGCGTTCGCTTCCCCTCCAGTCCATCTAGTCCATGCCGTTGTAGTGTCAAACCGTTGTCCGAGTTTCAAATCAATATCCCTCTGCGCCGGAGGAAGTACAGATATAAATTTTGATCCCAACGCGCGCGCGTCTGATACCAGATTATTATTAAGAGTAAGTTCAAAAGACTGAAACTCTTCTGCTGTTCCCGAATAATTTATAGTAACACCATGAAAAAGAAGGGGGAGAACTGTAGAAAAAACAGGTGTTAACGTATCTGCTGTAATCGATGCGGCCTTGCCTATAAAATTAGCAGAAATTACAATCGGATTTCCGATCTCGCCTTTTATCGACAAAGAATTTACGCGGTTGCCAACAAAAGAAAATTGATGGCTACCGCCTTTACGAACCTGGACTGTGAGAGATTTTACATCTGCAGCCGATACGGATGAGTCATTACTCTCCATATCACCCTCGTTAAATATATGTCCTATACACCCGGATGTTACTGTAGCTGACGATACAGTTCCGCCCATCGCCTGCTTGATAATTTTCATTAATCCATCAGACGCAACATCGAGATATGTTTCGAGAGATCCTTCAATTGTTTCACCGAGTTGCACTCGTTTCATCGGGTTCCTGGTCGTATTGATACTATCAATAACTTTCTCTTCTATCGATCGTTTAAAACCCTCAGAATTAAACTCAATAAAAGAGGATGATGTTACCTTAGTGCCGTATGTTGTTTCCTCTCCGATCCCGACATATCCTTTATACCCAAGTTCCGCACCTGCTCCAATAGTCATGATTACTCCTCAACCACTATAAAAGATGGTTTATTCCCGTTTTGTAATTTTAATAATCCACTCGCTTCGTCTTTTGTTGCAACTATAATTTTGCCCATCTTATAATCGCATGGGCCATTAACACTCTCTAAAAACATTATTCTCATTTTACGATCATCAATACATTTCAGTTTCATACAGCAACCTCCATATCTAAAAACCTGACTTGCATCTCTATAATATTTTTTGTCTTCATTATTTCTTCAAGAG